TCGCTGCTTTTGCAGGGCAACGCGTGGGGGCTGATCACCGCCCGGCAGGGGATCATGAACCCGCAGGGGTTCGGGTACCCGACGATGGTGGAGTGGCTGCCGCCGCAGGACGTCACCGTCGAGGATGATCAGCAGCAGCCGTGGAACCCGATGCGGTCCCGTGTCTACTTCCTGGGCCGACTGATGGACCGCAACGACCTGGTCCACGTGAAGGCGTTCAGCGTGGCGGGGCGCACCGAGGCCATCTCGCCGATGCGGGCGTTCATGAACCTGGTCGCGCAGGGCAAGGAAGCCCTCGCCTACTCGCATTCCTGGTTCAAGTCGGGCGGGTTCCCGCCGTCCACCTTCCAGAACACGGCTGAGGAAGTCAGCCCGGAGCAGGCGCGGGAGATCCGGCGGATCCTGACGGACACGATCCGGCAGCGGGAGCCGCTGGTTTACGGCCGGGACTGGGACTGGAAGCCGGTTCAGGTGCCGCAGAACGAGGCGGCGTTCATTCAGGCGATGCAGCTGAACGCGGCGCAGATCGCCGCGATCTACGGCGTGCCGCCGGAGCGCATCGGGGGGCTGCGCGGGTCGTCGCTGACGTACTCGACGCAGGAGCAGGAGACCCTGTCCCTGATCGTGGACACGCTGCGACCGTGGCTGGTGCGCCTGGAGCACGCGTTCTATGACCTGATGCCGTCAACGCAGTACTGCCGGTTCCAGACCGACGCGATGCTGAAGACCGACATCAAGACCCGGCATGAGATCTACCAGATCGACCGCAACATCGGCTACCGCACCGTTGACGAAATGCGGGAGACCGAAGACCGGCCACCGCTGGGTCACCAGATCGGTGACGACCCGCTGCCGCTGCAGGTTGAGGTCGCGATGGCCAGGACCACTAAGGCCGTGCCGGAGCAGGTCGCCAAGTACGTGCAGGTGCTGTCCCCGGTGGCATGGCACGGGACGGTGACCGGGATCCTGCCGCCGGGCGGGGAGCAGGTCAACCCGCCGGACACCGGGTTCGAGAAGATCCTGCCTGACCCGTCGGTGGTCGCCCCGCCGTCCGGTGATCAGGGCGGCGGCGGCGCGGGCGGCGAGGAAGACCAGCCGTCCAGCAAGAGCGCCGACCAGCAGACGGCGACGCATTTCATCACGTCGCCGGGCGGGGCGCACATCCCCATCGGCGGGGGCGCGCGCGGTTCCGAGCCGGGCACCGAGTGGCGGATGTTCGGCCCGGCGCACCTGAAGGCCAGCCACGCGGAACGGCAGGACGCGTGCAGGCTGCTGCTCGCGCACAAGGACGCGGGACGGCTCACCGATGACGAGTTCGCTGAGCGCACGCCGAAGGCGCTGAAGGCGCGGACGCGGGGCTCGCTGGACCAGCTGTTCGGTGACCTGCCGGTTATCAGTCTCCCAGTTGAAATACGCACGGAGGTGCGCCCGGCGATGTTCGGGGCGGCTGCGCAGGCGGCGGTCACGATGCGCCGCATCAGCGAGGACGACGATCAGGCGCTGGCTGAGCTGGCGGCAACCAACGGGCGTCACTAGCCCGGAGGGAAGGACGAAACATGGCACAACTGGACACTTCGTCCATAAATGACCTTCCGGACAGTGCGTTCGCGTACATTGAGGCCGGCGGCACCAAGGACGCGCAGGGCAAGACGGTGCCCCGGTCCAAGCGGCATTTCCCGGTGCACGACGCCGATCACGCGCGCAACGCCCTGGCGCGGCTGTCTCAGTCCGAGTTCGGCGACAGGGCCAGGTCCAAGGTCCTGGCCGCAGCGCGGAAGTTCGGCATCCACGTCTCCGATGACGGCCAGCAGTCGTTCACGGCCGAGTCGGAACTGCGGATCTCCTCGCAGTGGCGGGACCTGAAGGCACCGCTGGAGTACCGCGACCTGGGCAGCGAGGGGAAATGGATCGGCGGTTACGCGTCGGTGTTCATCCCGAAGGAATCAGCGAACCTGGGCGGGTTCGTGGAGCGCGTCGCCCCGCACGCGTTTGACGAGTACAAGGCGCAGGGGTGGCCGAACGTGGTGTGCCGGTTCAACCACGACTCGAACATGATCCTCGGCACCACGGGCGCGCAGACGCTGCGGTGCAACCCTGACCGGGTGGGCCTCGACTATGAGGTCAAGCCGCCCGAGGCGCGCGCCGACATCCGCGAGCTGGTGCAGCGCGGCGACATCCGCTACTCCTCGTTTGCGTTCCAGGTGCCGCCTGGCGGTGACGAGTGGGACGTGGACGACCGCAATTTCCCGATCCGCACCCTGCACAACGTGATCCTCGTGGACGTCGCCCCGGTGCTGTCCCCCGGCTACCCGGACGCGACATGCGCCGCGCGGGCGATGACGTCGGCGCTGATGTCGCTGGCGAACTGGGCGCAGGTGTCGGTGGACGAGATCCGCACCCTGGCCGCTGACGAGAACCTGCGGTCGCTGTTCGTCCGCACCGACCGGCCGATCACCCGGCCTGAGCCGAAGCGGCTGTTCGGCCCGAGCGCGGCGGCGGGGCTGCTGCTGCGCCGCACCGACCCTTACGCCGACGACGAGTAACCCCCCACGGACCGGGCTGGCTGCCCGTGAAAACAGCCTGGGACGACGCAGCCCGCCGTCCGACGCCTCGCGAAGCCCGCAGGCAAGCCACCAGTAAACGGCCTACGGGCAGAACGAGAGAGGATGTCTTCCGATGGCATCTGAAGTGACCAAGAGGCTGCGCGACCGCCGCCTCAGCGTGTGGAACGAGTGCAAGGCACTCGCCGACAACGCGGCCTCCGAGAACCGTGCCTTCACTGCCGAGGAGCAGGGCAAGTGGGAGGTCATGAACGAGGAGATGGACACCCTCGACAAGAGGATCAAGTCCGCCCTCGACGCCGAGACCCGCGCCAAGGAAGCCGACGCCGCGTTCGACAAGATCGGGAAGCTGGAGAAGCGGCCCGACACCGGCGACGGCGACGGCGGCCAGCCGCGCAAGAGCACCCAGCAGCTCAACGACGAGGTTCGCGCGTTCCTGCGCGGCGACCCCGGCTCGCCCCGGCACCTGGACATCCCCCGGCCGGCGAACTCGGTTCTGCACCAGATGAACTACGGCCCGGTCAACTACCGTAACCTGGTCACCACCACGACCACGGCCGGCGGTAACCTGGTCCCGACCGACTTCTATGACCAGCTGATTGCCCATTTGATTGAGGTTTCGGGCATTCTCCAGGCGGGTCCCACGGTCCTCAACACTGCAGGCGGCGAGTCGCTGCAGATCCCGAAGACCACCGCCCACACCGTGGCCGCGTCGGCGGCCCAGGCGGGCAACCTGGCGACCGCTGACCCGGCGTTCGGCCTGGTCACCCTGTCGGCCTACAAGTACGGCGTGCTGATCCAGGTCGCCCGCGAGCTCCTGGACGACGCTGCGGTGGACCTGATCGGCTACCTGGCCATGTCCTGCGGCCGGGCGCTCGGCAACAAGTTCGGCACCGACCTGATCACCGGCGTCGGCGGCTTCCAGCCCACCGGGCTGATCCAGTCGTCCACCGTCGCCATCACCGGCACCGCCACCGGTGTCAGCGGCCGGCCCGCGTACGCGGACCTGGTCAACATGGAGTACTCGGTCATCGCGCCGTACAGGCAGTCCAAGAGCTGCTACTGGCTGGCGGCTGACAAGACCATCGGCTCGTTCCGGCTGATCACCGACCTGCAGGGCCGTCCCATCTGGGAGCCCAGCATGGTCCTCGGGTCACCTGACCTGCTGCTCGGCAAGCCCCTGGTGGCGGACCCGTTCATGCCCGCTCTCGTCACCGGCAACAAGATCGTCGCGTTCGGTGACTTCAGCCAGTTCTTCGTCCGCATCGTCGGCCCGGTCCGGTTCGAGCGGTCCGACGACTTCCTGTTCGGCTCTGACCTGGTCGCCTTCCGCGCCCTCATCAGGGGCGACGGAACCCTGGTGGACCAGACCGGCGCGGTGAAGCTCCTGCAGGCCCCGCTTACCTGAGTTAGCCTGCAAGCTGTACTGCTGACGGGGCTGGCCGTTCCTGGAGCCGACGTCAGACAATGGCGCGGCTGGCCCCGGCAGTTTTCACAAGTTCACAAAGTCCCGGGAG